TATAATCCTTGTTGCTGGTGGCTCTTTCAGGTAGTCGATGGCCCGCTCAAACGCTTGTACTTCGTCACGCAGGTGCCCAAGTACCCTGGAGTTGCATGTACTGCACAGCAACCCCCGCACAATTCCTGTGGCATGGCAGTGATCGACGCTGAGTCTTTTCCTTGCGCCTGTTGCACGTTCACAGATGAAGCACCGTCCAAGCTGATATCGGTAGATAGCCCAGTATTCGTCCCCGGTGATTCCATAAACCTGCATCCACCTTTGCTCTTGTGTGCTGGACCGCCGGACGGCCCGTTTCGCCCGGTGGTGTGTCGCGCACCGTGGGCCGGGGTGCGGGGCTTTCCTGATCGTGGTGATGCCTTCGTCCGCGCAGTCGATGCAGGACCGACGTTTGTGCTGCCGGTCCTGCGAACGGTAGGAAGGTGTTCGCTTTGTCACCGGGTAGCCCAGGCAATCAGACACACATTCGCGATCCAGATGAATAGAGCCAACGTCAACAGCACATCAAGATTCATTTCGATGACCCCCAAAAGTCCTTATGGCACTGATGGCAAGACACTTTCCCGAACTTCGTCAGCTTCGCTTCAAGCAACCTCAAGCTGGTGTCGCAGTAGAAGCAGTGGGCAGGTCGAACAGGCTGTCCTGTTTGAAGTCGCAAGACGTGCAAAGCATCCCTACTCTCTTTGTTGGTTCACCACCGGAGCGGTGACCCCACCGGCAGAACGGTTCTTGGTGTCCGGCAGCCTGAACTTCGCGCTCTAACTCGCGAATCTCCGCAGCAACTTCCGGGAACCACATTTCAATCTCTTCTAGCTCGTTCTCTTTTGCGAAACTTCCGCACAGACACTCACCAGACATGTGGATCAATTCAGAAACCCGGTTAACGGGGACATCACCCTGCATGAGCCGATAGGTGGTCATGTCCAGAGTTGTCCACATTGCAAGCGGGCTAGCCCAAACCACAGAACCCCGACGTTCATGCAGGGGTATATTTTGGCGGCGCTTTGATTCGCTTTTGCGCCTACCCGCAATGAACATGATCCGTTCTTTACGGGGCTTTTGCACAAAGTCCCGGCGCACTTGTTCCAGTTGGCGTTCTTTAAGTCGCTGATACATTTTGTAGTGCATTGCAGGGCCGGGGAAACCGCGCTCCAAAACAAGCTCCCGATAAGAAACAGGCGGAAGTTTCTCAATCAACCGCAAATCCCAGTCCTGGCAGGTTTCCCTGACGAACCGCCGGGTAGCTTCGATCCCGATTGTTGTGTTGCAGTGGACCGCGTAGTCGGAGCGTTCACGCATCATATGCGCCAAAACAGTCGAATCGTTACCACCGGAAAACAAGACAAACGAAGCGAGCAGCTTTCGATCATCTTTGTTTTGCTCCCACGCCAAATCAACGATGTCGTGAGCTTGTTGAACGAGGTTAGTGACTCTCTGTTCTCGCTGCGGCCCCGTCAACTTCGCCACTACCGTGGCGGGGGTGACGGTTTCCATATCCGGGTTAAGTGGATCACCCTTATAGATTTCTTCCTCTGTGTAGAGGGAGTATTCGTCACTCAAGGCATCTCCTGCCGTTCTGCTGCGGTGAACCTTTCGGTTGCCGCACACCCGTGAAAGTGGTATCCGGGAATATAAAAGGTTCGTGTTTCAGTTTGCGCCAAAATTGTTACAGGCTGTTCCCCGTCGAGTTTCGCTAGGGAGCCGGGTGCAAGTTTCATTCCCACACTTCGCTTTCAATAATTTTTGATAGTGCTTTCCAGGGCATGAGGGCGCAATTCACTCTCGCCGGGTATCTACCGACACCCGCGAAAGCAACCGCGTCACCCAGCACGGTTTCGTCACCCGGTTGCTTTGACACAACCATCATGACGAACTGCTCAATAAGTTTGGAAGCTTCAACAACTTGGATTTCCTGTAGCAGCGAAACCATCACCGATGCTGATGCTTGACTAATTGAGCATCCTTGGCACAAGTGTGTGACCGTGATGATTCGCCCACCTTCAACCAGTGCGCGTACCGTTATCTCGTCCCCACATATCGGGTTCACTTGGTGCTGCTGGCCGTTGAACTTCTTTTGCAATCCGGCACCAATAGGGTTTCTGTAATGGTCAAGAATCACTTCTTGGTAAAGATTCATTCGTGATCCTTTATCTGCATCGTTTCCCCGGTGAAATCCAAGTTGATGTAATCCATCCCAGACGGGTCCGCTTTACCAGCCCGGTTCTTCACCGTCGAAACGCACATGATGTCCGGCCCGAAATCAGTGCTCTGTTTATGCAACGTCAGCACCAGTTCCGGGACACGTGCGATCTGGCCCTTCACACCCGATAACGGGATCGGTTTATCCGCATCGTTGAACGGCCCGGTGACGTGATGCAGCCCAACCACACACGCACCTGTGGACCGGGCCATGTCGTGCAGGTAATCCATCAGGGACTCAAGGCCGCTGAACGGGTCGTCATCGTTCACACCTCCGGTGCGGACGTTCGTGACGTTGTCGACAACCACCAGAGCGGGGTAATCCCCGTACACCTCTTCGTAAGCACGCATGGACTGTTCGATCTGATCCAAAGACGGTGACGCGGTGTAGTTGAAACGGATAGGTATGTCCGCGACTTCCGTTGTCGCCTCACCCAGATCGCCCGCCCGAACCATCTCACTGGAACGGTCCATGTTCATGCCGGTCAGGATGGACACCGAACGTGAAACCTGTGTGAAAGCGTCACTGTCCGCACTGAAGTACAACGTCGGCACGTTAGCCCGCAGAGCGTAGGTGAGGATCATGGCTGACTTACCGACACCCGGCCCGGCGCACACTAGGCACAGTTGCCCTCGCAGGAACTTCGTACCTTTCTGGCTCAGCGTTTTCCACACTTCCGGCAGAGGGTCACCTGCGGTGCCTTTGATGTGCAGCGATTGCAGGGGTGAGTACACTCACACACCCCCGTACCGGTCTGTCATCTGCTGGTGCAGTTGCCACTGCGCCGCACCCAACATCCCCATAGCTTCGATGAAGGAGAACTGGTGGGGCATGGTCACCCGGAACCCGTAGTTACCGTTCGAGTCGATGGTTCTGCGGATGATCATCTCGAACACAGTCAAATTGTCATCGTCATCCACAGCCAAGTTTCCTTCCTAAACGATCAACATCTGATTTCGAATACAGCGGTATTGCACGGGACCGGGGTGGTGTGTACGAACCGGCCGGTGACAATTTCTGCTTACGAAACTCGTCCACAGTCAACTTCAAGTGCTGCACGATTTCGTTTTCGGTGTACAACAAAGCCGCTTTCATAGCTATTCTCCTTAAACGTCATCGTCAATTGTTTCTATCTGCCCGTCAGGGAACCTGATCTGCACATCCCGCTGCCCGTAGGACAGCCGTTTGTGGTTCACCGCGAACCGGCGTGCCGCCTGCTCCGTGGGGAACGGGTACGAGGACGGCCCGTTAAGCCGATCCAGTTGACCCATCTCCACAAACCAGTACTCGCTGTTTGGGTTCAAATCTATTTTCTTGCGGTACTCCATCACCCTCCGTTCATTGTCAACATTCAGACCGCAAAATCGCAGGACCACGAAACGTCACAGAACCTGCACTTGGACGGTTCAGGGTCCGGGTCGAAAATCCCTGCTTCGATGTTGTTTTCGAGTTCACGGAACTTCTGTGAAACCTTGTCGCGGGTCCAGCCGGTCAGGTCATACGGGTACGTCGGCTTCCCGACTTTCCCCATCCAGTAGTCCCCCCGTGTGGGGCGTTCGATGCCGTACATCTCAGCCAACGCCACCGCGTACACCGCTAGCTGGAAATCGTCGCCGGGTGTGTTTCCGGTTTTGTTGTCCCGAACAACGATTTCACCGTCAGGGTTGACGATGATCGCGTCGATGAAACCTCGCACTGGGACACCGTCCAGGTCGATGTCAAACCCCAGTTCGATACCGGGGGTTCCATCTGGTGCGATCCAGATCACTTCTTCAGGGTGGGTCTGGTACCAGTTGATGTACTTTTCGACTTGATCCAAACCTATGTTGTATCGGCGGGTGACATCGGTTTCCCCGTCATACGGGCCGGACTTGAACCAAACCTGAAAGTTGGGTGTGACCTCGCACGCCTCGTTGATGTGTGTGGCATACGAGTCACGGAACACGTCTTGCGCTTCATCGACGGTGAGGGTTCGCCCTGAGCGTTCGTGCGCTTCCCCTGCCTCATGCACGGCTGACCCTTGTGCGAGCCACGCCGCTGGCCGCTGCCAAACCTTGTCGATTCTGGACAGCTTGTAGGCGTGCGGGCACCGTTCATACAGCTTTAGCTGTGACACACTGCGGTGCATCTTCCAAACCTCCAATCACATACACAGACCATTCCGCTTCACCGAACATCATGGTTTCGTCCTCCACTGAACCGCTGATCAGCAGTTCAGATGCGGAGGTGGTCAGGAAGTCTTTGACCGGCTTGAACAGCAGGTCTGACTCCCTGACCGCCACGCTTTTGTACACCCACAGGCATCCACGCTCCCCGTCTTGGAAAGTGTGCGCCTGGAAGTACGGCGTGTTGTCGAACTGGATTTTGGATACGTTGAACTGCACCTTTCGAAGTCCTCTGCTTTTAAATCACCCGCCCTAGGGATGTTCAGGCGGGAAGCGAACCATAGTTGCACTGTTCTCTGACAGTGCCAGGCCGTGCGGTGGTGAGCGGCGGCTATCTTTACGCCCTCAACCTTCTACGTAGGCGTTAGTTTCACCAACTGTGACGAAGGTCACGGCAAGCGGGGTGGGAACCGCCAGATGATCAAACCTTCAGGAGTCAACCGCGTGTACTTGTTCGCCCGGATCACCAGATCACCGTCTTCCGGCCGACGAGGCTGCAACCTGAAACCGCCCTTGTTAGCGAAACCTTGTACCGGTGGGAAGTTAGGGTTGTACTCAAGGACAAGGTTTTGATCTTTGAGTTTTTTCAGGAAGTTGCGGAGGCGGCGCAGGCTCTCCTCACTCATACCTTTGCCGCCGGTAGCCACGAACTCCCCTAGGTCACGGATGCGGCGGGGCGGACCCTGCTGCGCGATCTCCGAGGGAAGCTTCCACGGGTAATGATCCCCGACTTCCTGCCGGGGAGTACGTGACCCGTTATAGGTCACCGTGTGGTACGACACAGCCTGCCGGGACACATCGAACATGTCCGCGATCTGAGTCTGGTTGAAACCTTTACGCTTCAGTTCCTCAATTAACCCTATGGATATTACGTACTTATTATTCCCCACTGTGTTCCCCCCGGTCTGATTGTTTGTGCATGTGTCAAAGCTATCACCTCTCTGTGTGTCGGTACACTGTCAACGTAAGCCTGCACGTTCACCCCTTCCAGTTGTTCTTGTCGAACAGCAGGTACTGAACGGTGGAGCAGAGGATGGCCGCGCTGTGCGCGGCTTCGCTGCCCAACTCCATGAGGTGGTCTAGGCAGAGGTCTTCTGCCTCTTCCGCGTCCATATATGCGTTCGCGTCGATTCGTGCGATGTGCAGGGCGCGGAGCAGGTCCGCCATGTCTTTACCATTGATTGTGAACATTTACTTCCATACCTCCTGTTAGCAGAACCATTTCTTACGGCAGAAACGAGACTTCGACCCATCTCCCCACCGTTCACTGTCAAAACTTCTGTCTACGGCCCTTCCAGGGGCCTTTACGGCCCCTTCTGGGTCGCACGTCGGTAGCTCACCGTTGGCGACGTGCCACGCTGAGTCAGCCGCCAACCCGCCATGACTTTCGATGTGTGCGTCTGACCGAACCTCACAGAGCGCACCGAGGATCAGATCAATCACCTGAGTCCTGACCTGTCCAGTTGATCGTTCAACAACTCGACCGCCCAGTCCCGAACCTGGCTGCGAATCTCAGCGGCAGACTCATCCTTGCCATAAGTCAACTCCCAAGTCTCACGGTCAATCTCCACCGTGAACTCAACCTTCACCTTCATCTCTTATTCCTTTCCACAAATCTGATTACCATGAACCCGGCAGTCCCACCGGGGATCGTCCTCAACAATCACCGGACGTTGCTCGACGTTGTCTGCTGCCGCACCGACAGCGATACCCGCTGCGACAGCCAACACCACCCAAAACTTCACCATTTGTCTCTCCAATCAGGTTCATACGGATCGAAATCAATCCGCGCCCAAGACTCTTTGATCTGGTCCCACTGGTATTGCTCAAGCCGGTAACCGAACCTGAGCCTGCCGTGCATCACTCCCAAACCTCCTTGTTGATGTCAATAAGACGTGCGATACGGGGAACCTCATCAGGGTCTGCGTTCAGCAGCAGCGCCCATTGCTCACGAGTCATGCCTTGTTCCAATCTGACGGCAGGAAACCGCCCTTGGTGATCCACTTGTCCAGCCCGTCGATCAGATCGGTCAACTCATCGACCTCACCGTCACGCAAACCGAACTCATCCCAGTGCTTCACGATCAACTCCCTGATCTGCACCAGCGCAGCATTCGGGTCCATACCAAACCTCCTCATTTTGTTTTGTTCATAGTCAAAGGGGGAGCACCGGATTGTGCTCCCCCAACACCCAACTAGACCGCCAGCAACTCCCGGCCCAGCACCTTATCCAGAGCCGCCATCACCGCCGTGTCAGACTGCGCCATATCTCCACGCAGCACACGGTCATACACACGCTCCACACGGCTAGCGCCACGAACCGACTGCCCGTGATGCGCGTACGTGTTGAACGCCTGGATGACACCGAACGCGGTCCCAGTCCAAGGCTCCACCATCGGGGAGTTGTGGTACAGCGCGGTGACCGCGTCCCGGCGGTTACCGGACTTGGTCACCGCAGCCTTCGATGCCTCACCCTTGGGTAGCGGGATGATCTCATCCAAGACTTTGACGAACTGAGACTTGCTGACTGGAACCTCCACCGTGGCGTGCAGGAAGTCAGTCATCGACTGCGTTTCCAGTTCTGTGACCGCCAGCACCGACCGCAGGTCCGACATCCGAGCCTCTGACAGCCCGTACCGGCTGCGCTTGAGCTTCATCTGACGGCCAGCGTTAGCCGACGATGCCTTGATACCGGCGAACATGTTGTCACAGATCGCGATCAGCGAACCGGCCGACCAGCTATTCGCCAGCGACCCGTCAAGGCTCGACTGGAACAGCACGAACGGCAGGAAATCCAAACCTGACTTACCGTCATGCATGGTTTCGTCCAGACCGAACTGTGTGAAGAACCGTGTGCCACCACCGAGCAGGCCGGTGGCGTAGTTCGTCATACCTCCATACAGCGTGTCCTGAGTCCACTGCATCAAGCCTTTGTAGCCGGTCGAATCGTAACCATCCTTGAACACGCCAAGCGAGCGGTGGTTGTCCGAACGAACGATGGCTTTGTGATCGGGGCGCACCGAAACCTTGTACGCCTGACCGCCGACGATGGTGTCGAACGGTTCGTCAAGGCTCACAGGGATCAGGTTCGCATTCGGGACCGCGAGCGGCTCCCAATCCAGCAAACCTTTGTAGATATCACCGACCGGGATGGAACCTTCGTACTCGCGGGTGACCTCACCCTTGCCGATCCACCGACCGCCGTACACGCCACGCTTGGCGGTGCCGCCGATGTAGATTTCGGACTTGCCCTTGTTGGTGGTAAATGCCATGTTCATATCTCCTAAATTTGTTGTGAGCGACACGCCACACCCGTTTGGGCTGCACCCGCTCATGCCTTGTTGTTGGGTTGATTACTGCTTTGGGAGCCAAGACTCAAAGACCAGATCAGCGATCCGGCCTGACATAGTCTTCGATATCCCACTGGCACTGCTCGCAGTCCCGGCACGGTGAAGCCTTCACCTCTGCGAGGGTCGCTTTAGCGTCTTCCAGGGTCATGTCTTCGACGTACACAGTCAAACCTCCTTGCTCTCATAACGCTCCAACAGTCGCGTGTAATAAGCGATGTTCTTCTCCGCCTGCAACGCCTGCCGTTGCGCGTGCGCCAACTCACGCCGGATTCGATCCCGGACCACGTAAGACTTGTCCACTGTCAAACCTCCTTCTTCCAGTTGTTCCGATTACCCTTGCCCGGTCGCTTCACAGACCGAACCTTGTTCTCCGGCTTACGGGCAGCAGCAGCCTGCGCTGCCCGACGCTCCGCATGATCGCGGCCTGGGTTACTCATGTCTTCTACCTCCTCCTCATCACTCACAAAATGTCGTCTAACAGGTACGCCGCACGGCGCAACCCGAAACCGAAATCTGCATCACCGGCCGCGACAGCGGCATCTGCGCGTGCGTGCAGCCGGTCAACCAACTCTTGCGCGGCCGAAACCTTATCCGCATCCGTGCGTTTCATTCCCAAACCTCTTTCTATTTCCCATGCGCCCGGTCAAAAGCCCGGCGCATATCAGCGAGCCGAGCATTCTTAGCTTTCAAAACCGAAAGCTCTTCCTCCGCCGCCACAGCAGCAGCCAGCAGACGCGGCACCCGGTTGGCGAACCGGGTGCCCTCCGCACGCTCTGCCATGCCCATAACGAGCGTGATATGCCGTTGCAACGCATCGGCACGCTCAAGTTCCTCGCCCCGCAGAAATTCCATAGCCATAGCCGAAACCTCTTCCTATTTGTCAGTACACAGTCAAAAATCAGTGCTTCACGATAACGATGTCTTGCTTACGCCCATTACCCGTACCACCACAGGACAGGCACGTAGCGCACACCGTTTTGAAACCTGCCTCAGCCGACGCCGGGCAAACCACCTCGCCGGTCAACCGACCCTCAGTCGCCAAACGAACACGGAAAGCGCGGTAACCCTTCAGCCGTGCTTCACGCCGCTCTTCGACCGTGTCCGCAGATGCCATGCACAACTCAGCGAAACGGGGGTCGCACGTCTTCCACTGGTGCGTGTACCCGGTCACGCCTTCAGCGACCTCACGGATACGGTCCCAAACGGCGAACGGTACAGCCGCAGGATCACCGTACGAACCGAACCGAACCTTGCGGCCGGTGAACGCTTCAAGCCGAAACGGTGCCGAACCCTTCGCACGGTGAGACTTCCAGGTCGACGTTTGCGCGAACCCACGCCGCAGATTCTTATGCGTGTAGCAATCGCCGACACCACCCGATGCCTTCGACCGGTGAGTACACCCGCCGCAGATGTTCACGTCTTCGCCAGTCTTGAGTGCATCGGTAGGCGAAACGTCACGGTTCAAGATCGCGATCTGAATCATGTCGCCGGTCTTGACGTTGTTCGATGCCTTCGATGCCTTGCGGGTGCTAGCGGTCGGCACGCCGGTAGCGAGAACCACAATGGGTTCGCCGGTCAACTCTGACGGACCCTCCCAAATGATCATGCGCTCAGTAGCCATTCCTGATTCCTCTCCAATTTGAACGAACGAACAGATGAACCTGCCCCGTGGGGCAGGAACAACTAGCGAACGGTCATAGTCAAGATCATCACTTGACGCGGACGTAGCTATTGCCACGGCCGACGTACACCCGGCCGTCGACGTAGACGCGCACTTGCTGGCTCACTCGCTCACCCCCTTATCAAGCCGTGCGAGCATGCTTGCGAAATACTCGCCAGTCCAATTGTCAGAATTCTCTGAAATCTTCGCGAGCAAGTAATCCCGCTCACTCACGTATCCCGTGTTTGCGTACCCGTTCCAAGCCATTGCTTGCCTACTTTCCTGTTAGCGCCACACGGGCTTAGTGCCCCGTGGCATCTGCGCGATACGAACGTGGTTGCTCGCACCGTTGTCAACCGGTGAACGCTTGACGGGTGTCCGGCGGACGTAATCACCCGTGAACTCATGCCTGTTCTGGGCGTACTCCGTGATGGCGGACTCTTTACGTCCGGCCGTGACACGCCGGTCTGTCACGAGCACTTTGCGGGGGGTGGCAACGGTGCCTGTCTTGACACGGTCACTGGTAGTGCCAACCATGGCTAGCTTGACCGGGTCGATACCGCGCTTGGCGAGCGCGGTGACCATTGCGGCGTGACGTTGTCTGCGATTACTCATGTTGTCCTCTCGTTTGACGGTTCATAGTCAAGTGAGCGGTGCGGGAATCGAACCCAACGAACATGCACGCCGCACCACCCGAAATACGTGGCCGCTCTCGCCTGTTCTCACCGCTCTCACCGGCGCTGGAACCGCCGGGTAAATCACTCGTGCATCCCGTAGGGCTAGCCCGCTAAGGGCGTTTCTCGCCGCTCTCGCTCTCGCAGTAGTGACTGGCTAGTGCTTCGCACCCGTTCCTAGCGGTGCGGGAGATTCCCAGTGTGATCTGCGATTCAGCGCGAGCGGTGTCGCTCGTGATATCGCACGTCGCGTCCCTGCTGCTCTTGCCCTGT